GCGGCCTTGTGCCATTGCGCGTCGAACGGAAGGCTCTTGAAGTCCTCGAGTTCGGGCTCGCTGCTTTCGAGCATCGCCGCCAGTTCGGCCTGGATGCGATCGATCGAGAAGCTGGCCCAGAGCTGCCGGCCGCCGAAGGTCAGGGGGAAATTGGCGAATTTCTCGCGCTCGTAGATCAGCAGCGCCTTGGCCGTGGCGGAGGGCGCGATGGTGACCTCGCCATTCCAGCGATAGGTCGCGAGATCATCCGGCTTGAGCCGGTCGCGCTGGGCGAGATCGTTCCAATCGAGCTTTTCGCCCTCACCATCGGGGCGGACCTGGGCGGCGCCGGAGCGCCAGCCCTCCTCCGTCGCGCGCTCGTGGAATTTGCGCGTGAAGTGGACGCCGGCCTTGCCGACGTCGAAAGCCCAAATCAGCCGGGGGCCGGCGAGATTGAGTTCACCGCAGACCCTGCGCAGGTCGGCGAGGAAATATTCGGGGTAGATATTGCAGGTGAGGGTGGAGACCGCCTGCAGCTTGCCCCTTTGCACCAGGGCGATGGCGTCGAAGATTCCCTCCGCGAACCAAAGCTCGTCGGCGCGGGCGAGCTGCTCGAGCGTCGTGCCGGGATAGATCCAGCAATGGCCCTTGTGGCCGCCGCCGTAGGAGAAGCGCGCCTTCTTCTTGCCGAAGCGCGAGGGCTGATCGATCAGCCGTTCCCAATAGCCGCCGCCGGGCAGCGGAAAGCGCACCGTCGCCGAGGCGATGCCGAGATCAGGATCGCGATACCATTCCTGGGTGTAGGCGCTGCGCAGGCCCATGAGATCGAAGCCGCGCTGGAAGGAGAGATAGGCGTCGGCTGCGGCGTGGGGATTCTCGGGCGTCTGCTTGTGGCGCTTCGACCAGTTGTCGAAGATGTCCGGGTATAGCTCCTTGACATGGACCTCTTCGCCGCAGCGGTTGAGACGGCCGCATTTCACTACCCAGGGCGCATCGGCGCGGGCGAAGGCTTCCTTTTTATCGCATTTCTTGCACTTGCCCCCCTGCAGCCACGCGCCGCTGGCCCTGAAGCCGTAATCGCGCTTCAGCCGCTCGGTCACTTCCTTGAGGATGTCGTCACGCATGGAGAGGGAAGGTTCTTTCTCGGGCAAGCGGAGGGCGTTCCCGGAAGCGCATGCGCCCGGGGCGGGGGGTTCGGTTCGGGTTCGGATCAGGAGCGCCGCGGCTGCGGCGTCGGATCAGCCGGGCGCCGGGGCGGCCCCCGTGGCCGCCGGCGACCTGTCGTCATTCGCAGGGCGGGGCGGGCGATCGTTCGCCGGCACGGTCCATCCACCGAGCGGCAGGTGCACCGCCGGATTGGGCCGGGCGCTGGGCCGCACGGTGCGGATCGCCGAGATCTGGACGACGAAGGCGTGTCCGCATTCCTCGTCGTTGCAGAGGACGCGCGCCTCGCGGACCAAAGGCGTTACCTGCTCGCTGGAGCGCAGCGCGGCGCGGGCCCCGCAGTGCGGGCAGGTGATGTAGGGAGATCGATTGTACGCTGTCATGGGGCACCCCCGGTTGCTTCCCTGCCCGGCGCGGCGCCGGGCGACAGGAATGACGAGATACGCCGGACAACGACCGCCATCGCTGACTTGGCTTCTTCGGTTTCGCTCAGCGCGCGGTGCGCCTCGCGCGGGCCTGAGCCCGGTTGCGCGACGGCCAGGCCGTGCGCGATCGCCTCGCCGCACTCCTTCGCCGCCGTCGCGAGTTCGCCGGCGAGCGCGATGCGGGAGGCCACCTGCTGCCCAAGCCGATTGTCGATCTGCTGGGCATAGGTTTCGAGAAGAGGCGCACCTTCGCCGCCGGCAGCCGCGAAGGCGGTGTCGAGCGCGAGGGCCTGCTCAATGGTGGGATAGGCGCGCGCCATCGGGTGCATCCATTTGTGCACCAGGCGCTCGCTGCGCCGCACGACCCTCGCCATCTCCGCGACCGTGAGCGTCGCGGCAATGCGCGTAAGCGCGTGCTGGAAGGTGAGAGGATCGCGGCGCAGGGTCATGCGTCGCCATTCTCCGGGTGCAAAGCGGCGCTCCGATCGCACGCGACGATCGGAGCGCCGCAGCCTACGACGCCGTTCTGAACAGGGGGGAGGGAAGCGGCGTCGTGGGGATAGATGTCCGGGCGGAGAGCATGGCGCGAGACGCCGGTTTCCGCTTCGACGGTGATGACGTGCTCAGCGGGAAGGGGGCGCCCCTTCTTCACCCACTTCCACACTGCAGCTTGGGTGCAGTGGCAGATGCGCGCCAAGGCCGACTGGCCGCCGGCGACTTCGATGGCGCGCTCGAGCGCCTGAAAGGGAGTGATTTCCGTGTTCACGAAGACATGGCTACAACCATAGTTGTATCAAGTCAACAACCAAACTTCCCTATCCAGCTACAACCGTGGTTGTAGGATAGCGGAATGATCCGGAAGGAACGTGTCCAGGAGCGAATGCAAGCAGTCGGGCTTGGCCAAGCGGCCCTCGCCCGCGAGCTGGGCATGTCGCAGCAGGCGGTCGGGAAGATTGTGAACGGAGAGACGAAGCACACCGCTCGCCTCCCCAAACTCGCTCGTCTGCTCGTCACTTCCGAAGAGTATCTGACCGGCGAAACTGACGATCCCCGTCCCGCGTTTGGCCCGCCCCCTCCGCGCGGGCAGTTCATCACAATGCGCGTCGAGCTTCCTAATGAAGCTGCCCTGGCGCGGATGTTTGAAGGCCTGCTACGCCCGCTTGACCGGACCATGCCCGTGGACGAACTCGCGCGAACTCTCGCTCGGCGTCTGCCAATTGGGCTGTCGCAGCTTCAAGATCTGATGCCCTCACCCGCGACGGGCGAAGTGCCCGAAGGCGATGCAGTTCCTCCAGCTCCCGCCAAAGCTGATCGCGCGTCGCGGCGAGCACGGCGCACATAACTTCACAGCGCCGGCACGCCAGCTCGCAACCGGGTGTCAATCGAAAGACAGGTCGGCTCACCGCTTCATCCGAATCTTGTTCTCGTTGTGTTCTGGAATTGCATGCGGCTGCACTTGTAGGAAAATGGTTTTCGCGGGGCGCCGCGCAGAGAAGATCATGGCTATGGCAACGATTTGGAACGGCAGGCCTGTCTTTGGCGCCGTCCGATTGCAATTTGCGGCGCTAACCGGGGCTTGCCGCCGGTGCGGGAAGGAGGGAAAGGTTACGCGGGAAATAATGGGGGGATAGGGATGAAGGCCAACGAAAAGAAGTGTCCGCGCTGCGCCGAATCGATCAAGAAGGATGCGCTGGTCTGCAAACACTGTGGACACGAGTTCTCCAAAGAGGAGCTCGCGCGGCAAGCTGCCGAGCACAAGAAAAATCAGATGATAGGCTGCGGCATTGGACTGGTGTTGCTGATCCTCGTAGGCACATGCACCGCAATAACGGGAGGCGGGACCGCCCCTGCCATTCCGGAGCAACCGGGGCCAACCGCCAAGGCAGATGCGATCGCCTTCTACAAGGAGGCGGTCGAGGCCGTCGGCGGTTGTGATCGTGCAGGTGGCGTTGTTGCAGATGCTGCGAAAGGCGGCGATCCGGTGGCGGTATATCAGGCCGCCGAACGCATGGAGGCCGCTTGTCTCTCTACTTCGTCGGACGTCCGGGCGCTAACCGTTCCGACGTCCGTGGGCGCTAAGGCGCACAAGAGTTTCACCGACGCGCAAGCCACCTGCGAGACCGCCTATGTCACCAAATGGTCAAGTGCCGGGGCATTGAAGAAGGCGCTTGAGGAGAGCGGCTCCGTGCGTCGCCTCGCAGAAATGCGCGAAGCGGCAGATGCCGTGTCGGCGCAGTCGATGGCCTGCGCCAGCGGCCTGGTTGCCGCCGCAATGGAAGTGGGGGCTACCGGGAAGGATTTGGGGATCATCGACTGACGCCTGCCCCGCTCCCGGCTCAAGCGGCTTCGAGCGTCGGGATCTTCTCGATCTCGTCGCGCAGCGCATCGCCGGCGATGGCAAGATCGAAGCGGAGCTGGAGCCTGCCCCAGATCTCGGCGCCGTTGCCGCAGAGCTTGCCCAGACGCAGTGCCATCTGGGGAGTGACCGGCTGCTTCTCGGCGAGAAGCTCGTAGAGCGTGTGGCGCGAGATGCCGAGCGCGCGCGCAATCTCCGCCTTGGGGCGGCCGAGCGCGGGCAACACGTCCTCGCGCAGCAACTCGCCCGGGTGCATCGGCCTGAGGCCGACAGTGGTGTGCATCGTCATATCTGACCCTCCTTGGTCTAGTGATAATCCTCGAGATCGACCGCAACGGCGTCCTTCCCCTCGAACCCGAACGTCAGGCGCCAGTTGCCACTGGCATCGACGGCGTAGCGCTTCGGCTTCCCCTGGAGTCCATGGAGCCGCCAGCCCGGGATATCCATCGCCTCGGGCGCCGAAGCTTCGTCGAGCGTGATGAGCTGGCGGCGCACACGATCATGGTTCGGCACCGATAGCTTCGACGAATCGCCCTTTTCGAAAAAGCGCTTCAAGGCCTTGCTGCGGAACGACTTGATCATGAAAATCTGTTAGCCAATGCCTTACAGGCGGTCAAGTGGAATGTAAGCCACAGGCTTACATTTTTCTATGCCGCCAGCTCGAACTGCACGCGCGTGGTGAAGCCGCCGACACTGTCGAGCTGATGCTCGGCCTCCGCGAGCAGCCAAGGTGTGGCGTCGATCTCGGCCTTGAAGCCTTCGGCGGTGACGCGCTGCTCGGGATAGAGATCGAAGCACATCGAGCTCCGACGCCTCCACCGACACCGTCAAGCCGACACCCCGACCTTCCGGCCGATCCCCGGTCGACAAATGCATACGAATGAATCATATCTCCCCATAAGGTTCAGGGAGGTGTATCTTGAACGGGGGAACCATCGTCGATTTGTTCTGCGGCTGCGGCGGGTTCTCGCTCGGCGCCGAACTGGCAGGATTCCGATCGCTCGCTGCGGTCGATGTCGATCCCGTCCTGCAATCCGGATACCGGCGAAACTTTCCGGCCACCCGCACGGTGCAGGCCAGCGTGGCCGATCTCGATAGCGGCGCATGGCGCAACTTCATCGGCTCCCAGCGGCCCGACGGGGTCATTGGCGGGCCGCCCTGCCAGGGCTTCAGTTGGATCGGAAAGCGCCGCAGCGACGACGAGCGGAATTCGCTCGTGGCCGAGTTCTTTCGGAACGTCGCTCTGTTGCAGCCTCGCTTCTTCGTCATGGAGAACGTCACGGGGCTTTTGCACCACGACAGAATTGGGATTCTGCAGGAAGGCCTGATACAGCTTCCCTCGCGATATCGGGTTCTTGAACCCGTGATCGTCAACGCGGCCGACTTCGGTGCTGCGACCTCCCGCAGCCGCGTGGTCGTCGTCGGCTACGATCCCGATGAGATGGAGCACGTGACCGAGGCCGATCTGGTGTTCGGGCCCCCAGCCGCAAGGATCACCGTGCGGGACGCGATCTCCGACCTGCCTGGTCCAGTTGCCGAGAGCGCGGACAAGACCGATTTCGGATGGGCCGCGTATCCGGCGTCGTCGCAGCAGGCCCTGTCGCCCTACGCCGCGGGCCTGCGCGCGCCGCCGCCGGCAGGCCTCGCCTCAGAAGAGGCGCGGCGGCGGATGGCGGACGGCGAGGTATCGGGAATGACCTCGACAAGGCACAGCGCAGAAATCGAGCGCCGATACGCTGCGGTGCGGGCCGGCCAGAGCGATCCGAAGACAAAGTCCTACAAGCTGGACTGGAATGGTCAGTGCCCGACCCTCCGGGCTGGCACCGGGCCTGACAAGGGTGCGTTCCAGGCCGTCAGGCCGCTCCATCCCGGTTTTGGCCGCGTGATCACGGTGCGCGAGGCCGCGAGGCTTCAGGGCTTCCCCGACTGGTTCACCTTCCACCCGACGAAGTGGCACAGCTTCCGCATGATCGGGAACTCGGTGTCGCCCTTTGTCTCAGCGGGGCTGCTCGGTCTGCTCGCGCGACGGATGAACCTGCGCCTTGCGGCGTAGCGATTTCCGGTCCAACTCTCCCAGCAACAGAGGGGGATAAGCTCGATGGCGGCAAAGGTCGAAGCACTAACGGTGGACACCCGACCGACCAAGGAGGTCGTCGTCGACAGCCTCACGCGGGATGCCTCGGTCGAGGCCTGCATCTTCGACCTGCTCGACAACGCAGTCGATGCCGCCCGAAACGCAGCATACGCCGACCACCCCGGCGACGAGCAGCCTCTGCTCGAAAGTTACGACGGATTCGTCGTCGAGCTCTCACTAGACGCTGGCGGCCTCCGCATTAAGGACAACTGCGGCGGCATTCCGGCGGATGCGCTCTCGCACGTCGCTCTGCGGTTCGGCCAACGCTCATCGCACCGGTATGGTATTGGGATCTTCGGCGTCGGCCTCAATCGTGCGCTCTTCAAGCTCGGCGGGCGCTCGCGTATCGTCACCGACACAGGCGCCGAACGCTCGGAGCTCGAACTGAACATCGCGGATTACATCCGCGACGAGGATTGGGAGATTCCTGCCCGGCGCCTCCCCACGCGAGGCCTTCGCGGAACGGACATCACGATCGGATCGCCTTCGACCGATATCTCGCGCAAGTTCGGCGATCCTGACTGGATCGCGAAGCACATCGCCGAAGTTAGCGGGCGGTACGGCAGGCTGATCGAGAAGGGGCTATCGATCTCAGTCAACGGCGAACGGGTCGAAAGCTCGATCCCGCAGATTCGCGAGAACAGTCCGCTCGCCGGAGAACGCAAGTTTTTCAGGACCGGCGACGACATCGGCATCTACATAGAATACGGGCAGCATTCGGGCCATCGGTTCAGCAAAGAGCCCGACTACGACTACGACGCGAACAAACGGCTGACCGGCGAATATGGGTGGACGGTGTTCTGCAACGACAGAGCCGTTCTGATCTCTGACACCTCGCCCGTGACCGGATGGGACAAGAAGTTCCACTCGGAGTTCTACGGTTTCGTGGGTCACGTCAGCTTCGTCTCCGCCGACCCATCGCGCCTGCCGTGGAACACGACCAAGACCGGCGTGGTTTTTTCAAACCCGGCCTATCAGGCCGCCCTGAACGACATGCAGTCGTTCGCCGAAAACTGGCGAAGCCTCAACAACAAGCGGAAGAAGAAGGCGGCACTGCCGACGATCGCTCCCGCTCCACCGCAGTCGTCGGCTTCGAGCCCCAACCCGCCGCCCGCGGCAACGCCGGCGCCAAGCCCAACGCCGACGCCTGCAGCCAAGCCTCAGCCGAAGGCCAGTCCGACGCCGCCAGCGGTGAAGTCTCCGGTCATCAAACCCGACCACCACGAGATCCGAGAGATCCTTCCGTCGGACGTCGACGAGGGCCACTGCAAGGACAAGCTGCTCGCCCTTGTGCACGAAGCCAAGAGCCTGGACTTCATCGCGCTGCCATACTCCGGCCTGGCGCTGATCCGCATGCTGTTCGAAACTGCGTTCACCCACTTCGCCATCCGGACAGGACGCATCGACGATGTGAAGACCTTCGGCGTCGAACGTCGCGAAAAGCGGATGGACCGCGAGCTCACCGAGGAGGAGAAGAAGAAGTTCACTGCGACCGTCGACGAGATTATCGACTATCTCGACGCTAACCTGCAAGCGCTCGGCGCAGGGAAGGCCGGCCACATGTCGCACAGCCTCAAGCGGTTCAAGAAAGCGCAGCAGACGATGAACAGCGCGATGCACAACCCATTTCAACCGATCGACCGACTAGTGGCCATCGGGTTGCGGACCGAGCTGGTGCCTCTTCTGCGGCATCTGATCGAAAGCGACTGACCACCCGCTGCGCGAGCGCCCCAAAGAAGACGAGGAAGGCCGGATAACTAAGTCTGCTTTTCAGATATCTCAACCTATAGCGGACAGGCAACTCACGGCCCATTTTCAGTCGCTGCACGGTGTTCTGGCTAACTGTACAGTTCGAGCTGGATTCGCGTCGCAAAGCCACCATTGCTGTCGAGCTGGTGTTCCGCCTCGCCAACTAGCCAGCTCGCTTGGTCGATTTCAGACTTGAACCCCTCCGCACGGATCCGCTGCTCCGGGTAGAGATCTAGCCGCGCCAAAGCGAGGTTGAGGCTCAGCTTGCGCGGTGCGCGTGCGCCGCGCTTCGCTTCGGCTTCCGCCGCCCGCCGCGCAGCCTGTTCCGAAGGGTAGACCCGCGCGAGCTTGCGCTCCGGGCCATCGCCAGCACCGGCGGTGACGGCCTTCTTTTTTGCCGACCTGCGATCGTGCCAGAAGGCAGTGACACGGCCGACCGCCTCTCGCTTCTCTATCCGGAACGTATGGCGATCGCCGTCGCGGCGGCGGATGACGGCGGAGGGCAGGGGCTGGCCGTTGGCCGTGACGCCGGCGCCGATCGGGGCGAAGATCAGCGCGCCTGCCTTGATCGTGGCGACCGCGTCATGTTCGCGCCCCAGGCGGTGCAGGAAGGCGATGTCGCTCTCCCGCGATTGGGACAGCGCCTTGACCGGAATCGACGCCAGAGCGGCCGCGCAGCGCGCGGTGAGACCGTGGCGCGCGGCGATCTGGCGCACCACGTCTCCTAGCGTGGTATCGTGCCAGCTCTGCTCGCGGCGCGTGGCGATGGCGCTGGTGAAATCGGCGGAGCGGGCGCGG